GTTGAGGGGAGGCTTTATGATGAGAACGGGCTCGTTACTATTTTTCGCCCTAAAGGTGGATTGGGCAATGGGACGAACGACCAGTTAATCGTTTTGTCTGGAGATTTACTGACACCAACGCAATCAAAGTTTTTCGTCGTGGAATGGCTGTTAATTAGCGATGGAAGAACGGGATTGGGAGGTGACCCCCATTTCTTGGGGATGTTGATAGAGTTTGAATGAGGTGATGCATATGAATGCAGGTGAAATGTTCTATCTCATATCCCAACATTTGCGACGACAAGACATAGAGCGTGATGTGTTCAACCGAATACTTGCGACAATTCTACCGTCGCTATTTCGTAGGTTCAACTTCTACTCGTTAGCATCTCACGCATATTTGGCTCAATCCAATCCTTGGTGTGCTGTGTTGCCTGAAGATTACTACGACAACATTTCTCTTGTCGTCATTTCCAAGGAACGCAGAACCGTAACTGTTACCTTGACGCATATTTTATCCATAAACGACTTCATTACCCTCTACGGAACGAACGACATGCTTTACTTGAAAGAACTCTACACACCGACAATCCCGATGTATTATGCGATAGGAGAACCCGCCAAAGTTTTCGCTAACACAGAAACTGAAATTCCACCTGACGAGCAAAATCTGAGGTCTGTCTTATTATATCCCCCAATGGATACATCCCTTTATCAACTCTCATTGCTTTACTACAGCGCCAGTAATATAAATGTTCCGCAAATAACCGACGATTACGAGCACCCGTTGATGCGTAAATATCCTGAGTGGGTGTTGTATGAGGTATTGTGGCGGATGTGTGCGCAACTTCGGGATTTGGAGGGGTTGCAGATTTTCAAAAATCTTGCTGACGAAAAATTCATTGAAGCAAAACTTGCCGAAATTCGTGAAGCGACATCACCTCCTTTGTCGTTGCATTTAAAGTCAGCCCCTGTTAAAATAAAAGTAGGAAGGGGGAAGGATGCTACTGAAATTGGGCGTCTCGTTATCACGACCGAAGATGTATAGTAGAGGTGATTTGAATGCCCGTTCCAGCGACCCGACCAGAACAATTACAAAGATGGGATTTTTTGTTACCAAGAGGAGGTTGGGTTGATACTCAAATCCAGTTAGGAGACCCACCTGGTTTGACATTCTTGCATAACTTTCGTGTCACTCGTGACGGTTTGGAAACTGCACCTGGTTGGGCGTTAGTGACATCGGCTACGCTACCAGGAACTCAAGGTGATTATTTGGGAGTAAAATCAGTTCTCATGCCCTCAGGTTTAGCCATAACATTCATTTTCTTTAAGAACGCCATCTATATGTTCAATCCACAAAATAACTCCGTCACCGATGTCACTCCGTCAGGGATGCCTACTTTAAGTGAAGCCCCTGATGTCGTGTATATGCTGAATAAGTTTTATACTGTCCTACCTGACGGAGTTTATTGGTTAGATATAGGTGATACAACTCCAGTATGGACGAAGATAAATGGTTCACCTGGAGGCAAGGCAATCGGAGTGTTAGGTTTTAGGTTAGTTGTGGGAAACATTACTGGGGGGACGGGTTGGGATGTTGTCCCATATAGAATTGCGTGGTCAGGGTTAAATGCGCCTGAAACTTGGGATGTGCTGCAAACAATTGACTTACCCAACTACGACACCATTCTAAGACTGCTCGCATTTGGAGATAGCCTTATTGTTATCACACCGCATCGCTTCTATGCTGTAAGTTACACAGGTAACCCTGTTACGCCCTTTGCCGTTGCATTGGTCAACCATTTACCTTCATCTATCACAAACCCCCTCCAAGTCCAATCCATCTTCATCCACGATGTCAAGATGCTGACATATGCCCTTCAGGAAGGGATTTTCTCTTTTTCAGGTCAAGAGAGTATCCTATTAAATGCGAACATCTTCAATGCATATAGAGAAGCAGTTAACGAAAATGGAGTTCCCAATATAGGCTATGACCCAACCAATGCCGAGTTGTGGTTTTATTGGTATGGGACTACTCAGAAGACATTCGTGTATCAAGTTCTTTTCCGCAGTTGGTATTCTCGTGACATGCTGGACTATTCTCACATGGCATATTACAACACACTTAGCGACCCTCAAATTTTCCCTCTTTTCGTCCGAGTTCCTGACAACACGACAATAGAATTTTGGAAGTTGCGGTCATCTAGTAGTGTTGACCAACGGCGGGGGGTAAATGCCTTTGCGGGCGAAATCATTACACCTATCATAGAACTCGGCGCGGTTGGAGGGTTAAAAACTCTTGTCAGCACATTGCATTGGTGGACTACTTTCGGTTCACCGACCCAAATAACGGGCAACTTCAGGATAAATTTGGTTGTCAGCAACAGCCTACCGATACTGACCAACAATATTACATGGCAAGAAGTAGCAGTTCTCCCTGTTTTAGGGGAGATGGAAGAAATCGGAGTGTCCAGGACGGGTAGATATGTTCGTGCTAAAATAGTAGCGGACGGTCTAACGACACGAGTTATCTGGCATGGATTTTCGTTATTCTGGAGATGATAAGGGGTGAACACCATGTCGTCTATGGCTCGTTTGTTGGGAGGTCGCACCCGTAGAGGCAGAAAGCCTAAAGGGCAAATAAGTTTTATCCAGCAAGCCTTGAAAAAATTGACATCCAGCGCTAAAAAGAGAGGAAGTATCGGTAAAGTTGTCAAGAAAAGACGACCAGTCCGAAGGTCAATCATCAAACCCAAGCGAAGAAGGTGATAGATTGTGGCTAGGACTGCAACTAAGTCAGGTAGAAGAGGTAAAATCCGAATTGGAGAAATCTACCGCTATAAAACAGGAAAGTATGTCCGAGAGAAGTTGGGAGAAAAGCCCCCTGATACGATTGGTTATAGAGTAATCCCAGTTAAGGGAAAACCTGGGCGAAAAATTTTGATTGCTATTAGAAGAAAGAAAGGACCAAGAGGAGGGAGAACCAAAGCAGTTGCTTTACTTAGACATATAGGGACTGCAAAAGGACGCCGTTTGGCTCGTGTCGCAAGAGTTAAAACCATGAAACGAACAAGGCGTGCTCGTAGAAGGAGATGATGTAAGATGAAGCGATTTGTGTTATGTCTAACTATCGTCGCTTTACTTGCTGCTGCGTTTGCAGTTACACAGTTACCTTCTGAGGACGAAATAACTAACCGTGTTCTAAAGCCGTCAGTTCAAATTGCTTACTTTGAGGGGATAGGCGGTGCAACGGCATCGTGGGTTTCAGCGGGTTCAGGTGTTGTATTCAAGACCTCTAAGGGGGTTTACATTCTAACTGCTTCCCATGTCATTCGGCATGCTAGGCGTCAGTATTCTGATGACGAGGATAATAAGGACAGAAAGAAAGTTGAGTATGATGATGTGATGGCAATTATGGAGCGAGTGAAGGATGGGGTTGTTACAGGTGAAGTTAGGGTTCGCTGTATGGTTTTGAAAGTTTCCCCTGTAGACGAAGAAGGAGGGCATGACATAGCGGTTCTCCAACCTTACGAAGGCGACCTTTTCCCTTCAGGTGCGAGACCACTACCGTCCAATATATCCATATATGCGGGACAACCTGTTTACCACTGCGGTAGTTTGTTAGGTGAACTCGTGAACTCCGTTACCTTTGGCGTCATTTCATCTGTCTCACGGATGTATCGCAACAAGCCCTTCATTCAACTTTCCACGACGGCGTTGCCTGGTTCAAGTGGCGGAGGTATTTTTGTCGTTGTAGAAGGTAAGTGTTATTATGCGGGCATGTTAACCCGAGGAACTGGGGAGACTGTAAACTTAGCAATTCCTATTTCACGAATTCGTGGTGAGTTGAAGAAGTGGAAAATGGAATTCATCTTTGATGAGGCGCAGTGATTATGCCTAGGAACTCTAAGTATTTTGATGTCCAACATGTAAGTAAAGGGACATCAGTTAGGATTATACCTAAACGGACAATTCGTGTCGCCATTATAAATGACATTCATGTGCCTTATCACGACCCTACGGCAATTTCGTTGTGTCTCAAAGTCTTAGAAGCAGTAGCGCCCGAAATTCTTATAATCAACGGCGATTTCGTGGATTTCTTTGCTATATCCAGATTTGACAAAAACCCTCACAGGAAATTAATGTTAGGGGAGGAAATTCAAAAAGCCCGTCAAGTCTTAGATATGTTCACATCTCGGTTAAAGCCTGAGTTGTGGGTTTTTCTGATGGGCAACCATGAGGAAAGAATGCGGATGTATTTGTGGACGAGGGCGCCTGAGTTATCGGTTTTGGATGAAATTCAACTTCCCAATTTACTCGGGCTGAACAAATTTAAACAATGCTGGATTGTCCTTGATTACAAAGACACGCCGACATATGTCGGGGAAGATACCGTTCCAACGGTTCATTTCCCTGAATTCTTTGTCATGCATGGAGATAAAATCCGAATGTCAGGTAACACAATCAACCTTGCCCGTTCAATTTTTTTGAAGGTTTTGCGCAATGCGTTAGTAGGTCATTGGCATCGTGCCGACAGTTACATTCAAATGGACTACTACGGTAAAAGTAGGGGATGTTGGGTTATTCCATGTCTTTGCTTACAGAGACCGCACTGGGATAGCGGTAGAATTTGGGGGCAAGGATTGGGAGTGACTGAAGTTAACCCACGAGGGTTTTTCAAAGTTGACATCGTGTCGTTCATCAAAGACAACGGAAATTTGATTACCTTCTGGAACGGTCGTGAGTTCAGTGTTAAAATTAAGGAGGGGATGAGGAGTGAAGATTTATTTGCCGAAGGTGCCGACTGAGCAAGAAATTGACAGAATAATTGAGTGGTTGGAAATTCTCGGACCTGCTATAGCACTTAGTCAACCTAAGAAGGCGTTTTTGATTTACGATGCGTTGCAAGTGGCTGTTGCGTTTTTGAAACGGTTGCGTCAGAATAATGAGTGGCGTAGAGAAGGGATAATTAAATTGTGAATTGCAAGCACGGAGGTGTCTAAAGATGCAAGATGAAACCCGTCAGGATGAATGGTTATGGGAGGCACAAGATTATTCTTCACTCATTGGAGACCAGCAATCCAATGAAACACAAAGACAGCAACAAACGGCATCTAAAGACGACCTTAGACAGGAAATTGAAGCGTTGAAACAACAATTGGCTATGTGGCAAAGTTACATGTGGCAGCAATATATTACAGGTGTCGTCAATAACATGATTACCCAAGTTATCCAACAGAAACCTTATCTTGATGCCTGGAAAGATGAACTTCGTGCTGGTTTGGCTCACGACATTGCAGTTTGGTTACAACAAAAGCAATCCGAACAGGCAAATATTTCGTGGGAGGACGCCATCGCTTATATGAATGAAGCGTTGAAGAAGCGTGCCGAGGCAATTGAAGCAAAACTATCAACACTCGGAGTGAACATCGGAACTCAATCTCAAGCGCCTGTCGTCTTACCTGGTAGCGGTGCAGTTACACCATCCGTAGGGGGGACGACAACGACAGAAGAAAAGTTTCCTGGTGTTGAAATTCCTTTGAACGAAGAAACTGCCATCCGCATCGTCCCTGAAAGTTACATTGAGCAACTTCGGAGGGAGCAACTGCGACAGTATATCCGTGATAGAATTGCTGATGCTGAGAAAAAGAGACAAGGAGGTATTCTACCCAGGCGGGAAACTGAAACAGTTCAGACTTAAGAGGTGATTGAACTATGCCAGGGCAAAGATGGGTTTTGTATCAGCCTGCTGGTGCTGGTTACTTGACCTTTCCGACGCTCAGCGATGAATTGCGTCGTGCGACTTATCCGTTGTATGAATTTCGTCAGTTTACACGCCCCGAGGGGAGTGAAGCCCGCAAGGGTGAAATTCACTACTTCAATCGTGTCGGTCGTGTAACAACCCGAGTTCGTGCCATTGGTGAACAAGAACAACTTATCCCGTTACCTACCCCTGCAGTTACGAGGGGTCAGGTAATCATCCAAGATTACGGCGGTTATGTTGAATGGACAGAGCGGTTGGAACGCTTTGCTGAGTGGGATGTCCAAACGATACTGATTGATACCCTCAAGATGAATATGGCTCACAACTTGGATGTGCTGGTCGCTGAGGTTTTCAAATCCACGCCAATCAAGGCAATCCCTGTATCCGCCTCTGCTGTCACCATTGTGACATCACCTCCATATCCCCAAGCAGGTGCACCTGGTTTAACCAACGCCCATGTCAAGGATGTTATTGACTTTATGCGACTTACTCTTCAGGTTCCACCTTACGACGGAACGAATTACATCTGCATCGCTCACGGCGCAGCCATCCGAGTTCTCCACGACCAAATCTCCGACCAGTTCCTAAAATACACCTCGCCTGATATTTTCTACCGCAGCGAAATCGCCCATTGGTATGGTTGTCGGTTCGTTCAAACGAACAACTCCGAAGCGTTATCCCACGCTGCTGGAACTGGCACTACTAAAACCCCTGAGGCGATTTTCCTTGCCTTTGACCCCATCATTGAGGTCATTTCAGTTCCTGAAGAAATCAGAATTGAGGTTGTGCCTGGAACTTTCGGTCGTGTTAAGCAGGTAGGTTGGTTCTTCTCAGGAGGTTGGGCACTGACTTGGGATACACCTAATCCAGGTGAGTGCCGTGTCATTCACTTCACTAGTGGTTAGAACAAAATTAGACTGAGCGAGGTGATTTTTATGCCTTTGGGCGCTGAATATGAGGCTTTAAACGCCATCACACGAGAAGGTGTTTCTGTCAGTTCAACGGGAGTTGTTACAACTTTACCTCCAGTTCCGTCGGGTCTCTACCCAGGTATGGAGGTTATGGGTGTGGCAGTTGTCGGGGTAGGTGTAAGCAATCCATCGGCGTCGTTGCCTTCAGGGCTTACATTTACTCTGGAAAGCATCAATCCCGACGGTTCAGTTGCAGCGAGCCGAACTGTAAGTTTCCCAGCGGTTTCCACATTCAATACCCAAACAATTGAACCCTTCTATGTCGCTATTGGGAATGCCCTCCGAGTTAGGATTACGACTGCAGTTGGGACGGGTTTGACTGCGGATGTTACTGTATTTACCAAGTGGCATGGCATTCCAATTCCGCAGCAACGGCAAGTTATCGGAGTAGAGAATGTGTGATGACATCATATAGCGGATAGTTGAAAGGGGGGCGAGATACATGCCATTCCAAAAAGATAAACCTTATCGGGTTTATCTCGCTCCCTTTCATCCGCCAATTTACGAACAAGGCGGTCATTTCTTTTATCCTGATGGTTGTGAAGTGCCGTTAGAGGTGGTCAAACGGATGCTGGATTATGTTGACCACTTATGTAAACAGTGGGGCATAAAGGTAAACGAACACAAGAAAAGGTGGTTGCCTAAGGATGATAGGCAACACGAAGAACTAAGGAGGCATTATTGGAAAAAATAATTGAGGTGACAATCAATGCCACGAAAAAAGAAGAAGGCTACAAGGCGAACACGGACACGCAGGCGACGCACTACAACTGTTGAGATGCTCGTAGGGATGGTAGGTGCTCCTGACGAAATTTCTGAAGAACGAGTGCCTACACTACCATCCCCAACAGTGCCTAGACCACGACGCCATGTCCGAAGAAAACGGAGGTGACTTTAGATGTTAGCATGGTTGACTTGTTTTGTTGACAACCAAATCGTTGAGATTGACAAGACGGAAACGGGCATCATCGTGAAGCAAGGTGGCACTATACTGCCTCCTAAAGAAAGGGACGAACTACTCAAGAAGATTGGGCTTTACGATTTCGTTATGGCGGAGCACACGAAATTGCTCGTCAAAGCAGGGATTGCCGAACCCAGTGCTGAAGCATCAAAACCTGAGGGTTCGTTCGTCGGGAGTTCTGAAGTTGAAGTTCCAAATACTTCCGAACAACCGTCAAAGCGTCTTGGTCGTCCTACCAAATCTCAGTTAACCGCACATCTTGTTAACGAGTAAATGAGGTGACTTATAATGTTGCCTGTTATTGCTGCTGCAGGGGTAGGTTATCTTGCTGGAAGGAAAGGAAAGAAAAAGCCTAAGACTATAAAACCCACTTTGGAAGTTCCTTATTTATCTCCAGAACAAATTCAAGCCCATCCTGCGCTTAGTCAACTATACGGGATGTGGCAAGACCTTGCTGCAGGGATAAGAGGGGGTGCGTTGCCGACAGGAATTCCCGCTGGAGTATTCCAAAACTTGATGTCGTTAGTAATGCCAGGTGTGGATGTAAGTGTGCTGCCAACTGGTGGTTATACTAGAGTCCGACTTCCTCGTGGAATAAGAGAGTTACTCAGAAGGGTGCGTCCTAGCCAACAACCCGCTGTATCAGGACAACCTACAAC